GTCCCATTGCACTGGGTGATCAGGACACTATTGGAACCATGATCATTACCGAAGACAATTCGGGTCATAGTCATCTTGACCCTAACACCATGGGAACTGGCAACGTGCAAGTGGTTAGACTTGACAATCTAAACCTGCATGACATAGACTATATCAAAATTGACTGCGAAGGCTATGAGTATCGAATACTGCAAGGGGCAGAACAAACCATTCGACGTTGCAGACCTGTTGTGGTAATAGAACAAAAACCACATGATGCCTACAGCAAACAATACGGCCAATTTGCGGCTGTGGGATTGTTGCAAGAATGGGGCATGGCCAAGCTGGATCAAGTTAGAGATGATTGGATCATGGGATGGCAATAACTGCCCAGGATCTAGTAGAAATCAAAGAAGGATGGTATTGGCCAAAAGATGATACCAATACCTGGAGATTTCTATTAGAAAATTTTGATTTGCCTGATAAAATATCCAGGTATGTTGATAACAAACAAGTTATAGTGCAAGCTGGTGGCAATTGCGGCATGTATCCAAAACAATATTCAAGAATTTTTGATACTGTTTATACTTTTGAACCAGACTGGTTAAATTTTTATTGTTTAGCAATGAACTGCCCTGAAGAAAATATTGTTAAATCGCAAGGTTGCCTCGGGGCCGAACCTGGATTAGTGAACCTTCATATCAAATCCAAGAGTAGAGGAAAAAGTTTTATCAACGGTGACGGATGCTATCCAATTTATCTAATAGATAATTTAGGATTAACAGCATGTGATCTCATACATTTGGACATAGAAGGTTATGAATATTTTGCTCTTAGCGGTGCTGTGTGTACTATTAAGAAATTCAAACCAGTGATAGCCATTGAGATGTGGGATCCGCCTCCAAAAAAATATCTGAATAGATTTGGAGACAACATCAATCAAAAAACCAAAGACCTACTAGCATCCTTGGGGTACACGCATGTTGATACAGTAAATGAATCTGATTGGATATACACATGCGAACAAAAATAATAGTGTTACAAAATAATGATCTGTCTCAAACAGTGGCACAGGATTGCATAGAACAGGCTAGAAAATTTGGAATCCATGCCGAAATATTTGACGCTATAAACGGACTTGATGCTGTTGGACATTTAGAATCTCTTGGCATAAAACCCCTTGGTAAATTTAAAAAAGGAAGAGTTGGAATAGTTGGGTGTTTGCTAAGTCATTATTACTTGTGGCTTGATTGTATCAAAGACAATGTTCCGTATCTTGTGCTAGAGCATGATGGATATTTTATCAAGCCACTACCAGACAATATTTTAGACTTGTTTGATGATGTTATTAAATTAGATTCCGGAAACCCTTATAGCAATTCTTATGAATCCTGGTTGGCCACACACTCAAATGATGCATCATCCATCTGGACCATTGAAGATCGAGAAGGCGGAGGTGGCAATCGTGAAACTGCTGCTGGCTGGAATACCATGGGAGCCTATGCGTATATTATCAAACCTCATGCAGCAGACAAACTAGTTGAGTGGGTTAAACAAAATGGTTTTCTTCCAACTGACTGGCTGATAGGAACAAAAATTGTCTCTGTGGCACACCACCTGCCCACTATTGCAAGATTACACCCTCTGTACGCAATAGACGGTAATATTAAAACACTGTCCACCACAATGAATTTGGAGAAATAACATGAGTAGTGAACACGAAAAAAGTGCTGAAGATTCTGCGGCTTGGGCCGTTAAATGGACCAAGGATAGATATATTGCCAAACATAGAGCAAGTTTTGAGATAGTAGATGCTTATCTCAATCAACCCATTGGGCGATTGCTGGACATAGGATGTGGCTTTGCGTGGCAAAGCCGCTGGTTCAACGAGAAGTATGGTACAGAACTTTGGCTGCTGGACGGCGACGCTGGTGTCAATGCTACAAAATCTGACACTGCCAGTTACGGTAACTGGAATACCGATCCCGGTGAACTAAAGTTTTATCACACATTTGATTTCTTGGATGCCAAACTGCAAGAACTAGGCACAAAGAATTATCACCTTGTTGATGCCAACAACATCAACATACCCAGTGAGGTTAAATTTGATGTTATCACATCATGGCTCAGTTGCGGACATCACTATCCTGTAAAAACCTACATAGAGTTGATGAAAAAACATTCACACAAGAATACCAGAATCATCTTGGACATTAGATGCAAAGGCACAGCAACAAATTTCATTGGCGTAGATGGGTTTGAAGTTGTGAATGTGGTATCCAACGCTGGTGGAAAAAAACGAGCAACTGTGGAAATAAAATTGTTATGAGCCCGTATTACCAAGAGTCAGTTCAGCTGGGCGCAGAGTTCCAAAAAAAAAATCCCAAGAATTGGGCAGGGTACGATGTGGTCAAGTACCAGTATCAAATTAAGAATCTAGTACAAAGATACAATGCTAGAACTCTATTAGATTATGGCTGTGGTAAAGGACTACAATACACTGAGAAATTGCCTTGGGGTATGACCAATGGCGTTGAACTACCACCAGAACAATGGACCACCTTTGATAAATGGCTAGGCGTTGAAGTATACAAATATGATCCGTGTGTGCCAGGATTAGACATTCCCCCATCCGACAACATGAAGTTTGATGGTGTTATTTGTACACAGGTGTTGCAAACTATTCCTGATGCTGACTTACCCTGGGTATCTGAAAAACTGTTGTCACATACAGATAAGTTTTGTTTTGTTAGTTTAAATTTCCAGCAAATTGCAAAAAAGAAAAAGTTTTTTTATGATCCTGAACTATTTAAAGAGCCACGCACACGGGATTTTTTTAAACAGCACTTTGCAGATTGGCCAAAAGAAAAATTATTTTGGTGGTGGAAAGATCGCCTACACTATCCTGAGTGGATGGACGATCAGTTAAATACTACCTGGAACGACGTTCCCACCTCTTGGACTGACAAGTACCAATATGTGGAGGCAATTTACCGATGACCATAATAGATAAAACATATCAAGACCAATTGGAACAATTGCACCAGGATGGTAAATTTGGCAACGGACGTAAAGCCTATAGAATTGTCAAAGATTTCTTGCAAGAACACAATCCCAGTACTGTACTAGATTTTGGCTGTGGACAGGGAGGACTAATTGATGTTATTAGAGACCTGCATCCAGGTATTGTAGCTGCTGGCTACGACCCAGGAAATCCAGTGTTTGCCAAAATGCCTGAACAAACATTTAGTGCTGTTATCAGTACTGATGCACTAGAACATGTTGAGACTACGCACCTGGCAGAAACATTAAAAATCATTGGTAGCAAAATTGAACAGTATGGTTTCTTTAGAATTGCCTGTTACCCTGCAAAGAAAAAGTTGCCCGATGGTCGTAATGCTCACTTGATTGTGGAGTTGCCCACATGGTGGAGACAACAAATACTCTCTCACATGGGAGTGACAATTGTGGCAGAAGAAATTTCTCTTCTTGATAAATCACAAAAATGGAACTGGGTAGTTGGACACGTTTATGACGTTACTGTAAAAAAGGCATGAACTTTTGATAAATGAGACCAGTTTTGCCATCCTGGTCACTCCAGTGTGCTGCTGCTAGATCATGTATCCACTGGTCTGTGGAAAACTGTAGTGGTGTTTCAATGGTGCTCATGTCATGATGTGCTACGGTCCAGGTCACTGCACTGGCATCATCCACCCAGACCGGCACACCTTCAAGCACAGCAGCAACACTGGCACTGCTGTTGAAAAATACTGCTGCATAAGCCGATTGCAAATTTTTTCGCAGCGTTGATTCGAGTGGATTTATTACCCGCACCTGCTGTCTAACATATTCTTTGCTTTGAAACTTGGCAAAATCTGCCATGTCAAACTTGCCAGGATGTGGTCGTATCACAATTTCTCTCGTGGTATACTTTCGTATTTCTTGAATTTTGTTGTCCAACCATGTGACAGGGTCCAGGGTCTTCATACTAAATCCGCCGTCACGTTGCATGCCTATTAGAATATACCCAGCGCGGAATCGAGATGGTTTCATTGTGATACCCAACTGCTGCTGTATCTCTTGCCACTTGGCAGAACTGCTGTTACGGTTGGCATACTCAGCACGATCATAAAACGGACCGTCCAGACTGTATCGAAGATATGTTCCGGTATTGTCTAGATATTTGAAGCAACTGGCATCAATGCACATGGTACGAAATCCATGTCTTTGTTGTTCAGCAATGACTTGTTTTCGTAGTGTAATATTTTTGCCACCTGTGTTTGTTGTGGCCCAGCCCAGAATCACTGCCAGTTTTGCAGGCTGATACTTGTAGTCCCGATCCACAACCACGCTGTGCCCAAGAGCTCGTACACCTTGAGCAAAATTTTCAAGGCATGCTACCTTGCGATCATGCTTGTGTGCATTGGCCACACTGGATGCATAAACAACCACATCAACCATTGTTCAAGATCCGCCATGCTGTGCCATTACGCATTTCTAGTTCAGTAAACTGACAATAGGCCAAATGGCGTGCCCAGGCCTCAACTTCGTCTAGAGTGGGAGTGTATGGATTTTCAATTGCGCTAATGCTGTGACTGCATAACGGTCCAGCTGCGTTTGGGCCCAGTGTAATTGCAGGCTTACCCAACAGCAGAGCTTCTCCAGCTGCAATACTGCTGAACGTGACCAAACAATGTACATCCTGGTCCAGGGCCATTTCCATGGTGTCATCATTGATCCTGGTGCTACGATTTTTTTTGGTACGAACCACAACAGGGCGATCAGTACATGCTCGTATCTCTGCCTGTACGTTTTCCAGCCACTCTTCAAGAACAATATCATAGTTGTTTAGAAGTTTTTGGCTGGGGGGAGCAATCAGGATGTTTGTGCCTCTGCGCATTTTTTTAATTTGCACACCAGTTTTTTCAAATCTGTCGCCAGGTCGTTCCACAATGTCACCAAAATATTGTACATTGTTTTTGGTTATGCGATGAAATATTTTTCTCTTGCCGTTGCCAAAATATCCTGTGTCAATGTAGTAAAAGTCTCTGTTGGCTTGGCGACATGCTTGCATTTGCTTGTGTTTGGTAATGCCACGTAATACCACCGATGTTGTGTTGAATTCTTCTTTGGCCCAGGTGCTGATTTGCCCTCCGGCGCCTTGCACAAAACTTTGTAGGATGGGATCGTATATATGACCTTTTCTTTGGTATCTGTATTCACTGTCTATGGATACTATGTTATTGACCGGCAATCCAGCAAGTTGTTGTGTCAGAACCGGCAAGGTTATCTCATACCCTGATCCTGCAGGATCCACACGGTATTTTAGTATGTTTTCAAACAGTGCTTTGACATCCGGCGGTGCTTGATCAAATATGCTCAGTGGTGGCTCTGGTGGCAGCGGAGGTGGTTCTGGTAATGGAGACAGCACCGAAGGTGGTTCTATCCAGTTATCATCCGGTAATTCTTGCTCAGTCATTCTATATCACGCTGTTGACAATATTCAGTGAGTATGCGTTCCCGGTGCCACTCGTTGCCTTGTGGTGTGTCAGCAAACTCCTGAAAGCATGGCGTACCAAGTGTGTAGTGCAGTAACTTGGCGTCGGCATTTGGCCCATATTCATCGGGCAACCAGTTCCATTCAGGAGGTAGAGTACCTATGCGATCATCGTCTATCCACGAGAAGCGGTGGAGCTCACTGCCGGTGCTGTGTTGGACGAATTCGGGAGTAAGTCGCCGGTTAGGAAAGCTATTACAATTCCACAGAATAACACTACTCCAATTTTTTCGAGGATAGTCTTCATTTCGTGCTCCTAGATATTTTACAGGCATACAAGTTTTGTAGTCATGCTTGACCACTTGCACATCTTTGTACACATCTCGCAAGTTCCAGAGTTCTGCAATGTCTCCACGCACAATCATGTCACCATCTATAAAGATAGCATGACCAGTGTACTCCATCAGGTGCGGCACAAGAAAACGTGTGTAGATAAAATGATTTGATCCGTCTGTGTGTGTTTCTGCGTAGTCTCGAAACAGGTTCAAAGCCACGGGCACAATAGCCACAGGTTGCGAACTGTTGCGTATGATACTGTTTACGCAAGTGTGATACGCAACAGCTTCTCTAGGGTCGTAGCCCACGAATACAGGAATTGGCTTCATTGACGTTCAATGTCCTCTTCTACACAATTGTCGCCATACTGAATCTCAATCAGTTTTAGTGGCTGATCAGTTTCGTTGCACAACTGATGCCATTCACGGCATTCAATAAAGGTGTGTTCATGTACATCTAGATAGCACTTGACATCACGATCTGTGCTGGTCTCTTCCAGCGTGTACACTGTGGCTGTGCCTTGGGCCACAAACCAAAACTCTTGTCGTAGATCATGGCGTTGCATGCTCAAACAGGTCTTGGGCATGACAGTGAGTTCTTTGAGTTTGGTGTTGACACCTACTTCGTGCAGCACACGATAGTATCCCCAGGCTCGGTCAGTTTTGGGTGCTTTCCACTCTTGCAATATCCAGCTGCTAGAGTTCTTTTTATCTTGGCCACCAACACCAAATTTGAAGATCACATCTTGCACTGCCATTTCAGGAATGTTGACTGCTGTACGATCGCCGCCGTTGGCAAAGACGATTTCATGATTGGGATGCAGTTGTTTTACTGCTTCAATTGCAGCACAACTTGATCCGTCAGCATCATCAAATTCGATTACTCGGTCAACCACATGCATGGCTGCCACAACAGCAGCACGTTCAGACCAAGGCATGAATGCTGACCCTTTTTTGCGCTGCAACCAAGCATCACTGTTGAGGCCAACATACAGTTTGTCGCCTAGTTCTCTAGCCGCGGTAAAATAAGCAATGTGTCCAGAATGCACAGGGTCAAAACCCCCAGTTACTAATACAATTTTCATACTGGTATTTACAGTGACCAAATGTCAGACTGAAATATCTTCCATGCCAGCAGTTCTGAGTTTCACAATGTGTCCCATTTGCCACTGTTTGGTTTCAAGACCCTTCATGATACCCAGCCAACGATTGCGTAACAGGGCCACTTCGTTGATGATGGTTTCATAGTCAATGACTTCGTCCTCACCATCCACATACTTTTCAGCGTCTCTGCTGGTCAACGCTCTGGGATAATTTTCCAGGTATTTCTGAAAATGTTTTCTGCGTATCTTACGCAGCTGGATATTGAGATAGTTTAACACTGCCTCAATTTCCTGCAACTGATAAAATCGCTGTTCAGTTGTGCCTGGTAGCTCTTTGAGATTGCGCTCTACTATTCCAGCAATAACACAATCTCGTTTGGCCGAAATCATTTCTGATTCGTAATGAGTTATAAAGTCAGGTATGAGTGATAAGTCTGCAACTACCCGATTATACCACATTTAATTTTCCCACTTGTCGTCTTCGGATTCGTCAGTGTCTTCGTCTTCGTCCTCATCTTCATAACTTTTATCGTTGTCAAGATAGGCTGTGAGCGCACGTTTGATATCACTGTCGCCCTTGAAGGCATCTTTGATATCATCCACAGTGCAGTCATTGTCGATGAGAATGCTTAATACAGTTTCTGCTGCTTCAGCTCGGTCCACAGTGTTAACATAACGTTTGAGTTCTCCCCAAATTTCGCTGGCTACTGATTCGATCATTGGTTTTCCTCCTGTTCAATGTCAGGTGTACTTACCTCGCTCTTTTGATTGGCAAAGTCTTTCATAACAACATCCAGACAACCATCAGTGTTGGCTTCCCAGGCCTTGCGGAACTTCTTGATAATTTCACCGTCGCTGGTGGTAAACACCAAGCTATTGCCTTCACGCTTGAGCAGACCTTTTTTCTCAATGAGATCAGTAAGGCCTGAATACGGACTCATGCCTGTTGTGTAAGGAATCTTGACCTGCACACCTTCAAACGGCTTGGCATATCGTGTTTTCATGATCTTGCAAGCAGCACGAATACCGTTTACTTCGCTCACTTTGTTGCCTTCTTCGTCTTCTTTGAGCTTGAGCTTTTTCATAGCAACCACGATAGAACTTGCGTAAATGAAACCTTGTCCTCCGGAGATCTTGTCATCGGGATCAAACATGTCTTGACTAGCGTAGGTGTGGTTGGTACAAACCATGCCAACGTTGTAGCTTCCAAACATGTTCACACAGTTTCGAACCAAGCTGGTAAGTGCTTTGGGTTTACGACCCAGATCACCCTTCATTTCACCTGCTTCAAACTGATTCACATCAGTGGGTGTCAACAACATGCCCAAGCTGTCAATCACAAACATTACCTTGGGTCGTTCACCATCAGGCAAGGCCTTGTAGTCACTCATGAATGTAGCAATGGTCTTGGCCACGTCGTCAATCATGGCCATGCTTAGTTTGAGCAATTTGCTTTCTGAGGTGTCCACACCCAAGGCCTGCAACCAAGCTTCGTCCAGCGCATTCTCACTGTCGACTAACACCACAAAGATACCTTGTTCTTGTGCGTTCTTCACAATGTTTCCTGAACAAATGTAGCTTTTGCCTGCGCCCGAGTCTCCAGCAAACACGGTAACCTTGCCCAGTGGAATACCACGGTTGAAGTCACCTGAGATCAGATAGTTCAAGGCATAGTTGCCTGTGCCAACCCAGTCAGTTGGATCGTTGAATCCAATGCTAAGACCGTCGATGCTTTTGGTGATTTCCTTGCGGAACTTGCTTATGTCAAATGGTTTTCCCATACTGCTTCCTATATAATATGTTTAAGTATAAATGATTTGTGTCTGTGTTGCAACCAACACTATCCCAATTTAAATTACCTGGGTGCTGATTGTTATCAACACACCACTTGGCAATTGCTAATGCCTGTTCCCATGGCTCCAGATTGTATACCGATGGAGAAGTTATTGCTATTTTGATTTGATCTAGCCAATCAAAGTATTCCTGATTAATCAAACGCATCCTGTTGTAAAACTGCTGACTACGATTGTGATCCCAGGACCAATTCATTACAGACGTGCAGACATCTATTAGACTTGTTAAATTTCCCTGAACATAATCGCCTAGGAGAATTACCTTAGAATGAGGTGTAGTTTTATCAAGCGTGGCAAACATATCGTAATATGTAGTTGCTAACCATTCAACCAACTGCTGTTCAGTCTGAGGAACAGATATATCCGGCATATACAATGCTTGATTGATCTCTTGTTGTATTTCAACAGGAAGATTTATTATATCACCTATATTGTTACATTCTGGCCAGGTTGGATCTTTAACAGCAATATAAAACTGATTCCATAGTTGTTGTTGTTCTTTTTCAACGTCTACATAGAATGGAAAAAACGTAGACATGTTGTTTAACATCGGTGTAGTTTTATACCATTTTGAATACGACATTTTGATTCTTAGTATTTCCCACCAATCTTGACAAACTACTTGTGCCACACAGGTCAAAGAACTATCAGGATATTCAATCAAATGATGTGCAATCAAGTTAGTCCTGTTAATTTTTTCAATGGCATGTGCATCACCTTTGTTGCTAAAAAAATTGTCTAAATCTAACTCAATTTGTCCACATGAAAAAAGAGCATGGGCTAATATTGTATTGCCCATGCTTCCGTTCCTGTAATCAATACAGTATGTTTCCAATTACTTGGCCTGTCGTGCTCGAATCATTGCAAGGATGTCTTCGGCCTTTTGGTTGCCGCCTGCTGGCTTAGTGACCAAAGACGCTGCTGCTTCTGCTGCGTCATCTTCCCAGGCAGGACTAGATGCAGCAGGTTTTGTCACAGGTGCAGTGCGAACCACAGGTGTTGCTTCTGCATCGTCATGACTGGCAGCGGCGCCACCACCTGGTGCGTTGA